GTCTAGTCCCTTCCCATGAGATACATCGACGACCACAACATAAGAGTGCCCCGCCACTGGAGATTTATATATCCTTAATTTGTCTTTAATTTCTATTGGTTCCTCAATGACGAGTTGCTGTAACTTGGTTGACGAAATGAGCGACAAAGAACTACCCATTGCTTGATTTTCGTGCTCTTGAGCAAAATCTTCTATAGAAGTGTTAGCAATCGTCTGCCTTTTCCATTCTTCGTCCCTAGATGGATTTGCCCTCCAATCTGCTTCGAACCACCCAAACTCATTTTTCCCATTCTTCGCATCAGTGAAAATTTTGTAAAAGTGGTTCAAACCTTTCATTGTACTAACCAACACAATTCTTGATTCTGTGCCGGATGATATTGTTGGATATGTGCTTCGGTAAAATTCGAGCCAAATGTTTGTGTCGAAAATAGCAACTTCGTCAACAAATAAATAGTTTACCGATAATCCTCGAATTGCGCTGCCCCCAGATGCCGAGCAGATGACTTTAGATCCATTTTCTAGAACGCATGCGGATTTGTTCCATTCAACAACGCCTTGCTGTAACCATGCTGGAAGATTTTCGTATGCTAGCTGAACTCGAGAAAAAATCTCTCTGGCCGTCGATAACTTGTTTGCTAAGATGGCGCATAACTTGTGATCGTTGAAAAGAATATAATGTAGAATGTCGATGGTAACGGTGGTGGATTTACTTGTCTGTCTTCCACAACACGCCACAACAAATCGATTATTCTGGAGAACACTCAGGAATTCTTTTTGTTTATTCCACAGAGATATTGTTATTAACCCTTCGTCAAGGCTAATAATTTTCATGTAATGTTCCGCAAAATAAGTAATATCGTTTTTACATTTTAGATATTCCGAAACTTGTTTCTTTGTGAATTTGATTGGAGTTCCAGATCGTTTTAGATTTGGATTTCCTCTATAGGCAACGGCTGTCATTTGTTTTCTATGAGCGCGTTCAATTCCTTGGTCGAGCCCGTGAAATATGTATCTGGCTTTCCTTCATCTTGTGTCTCTTCGGGGGTTCGTATCTTATTTGCCACTTCGGACAAGGAAAGAAGATCCTTAGCCGCGCTCGAAAGTTGGCCTAGCAAGGTTGATGCCACTTCGAAAGCCCTAGGATGCTGAGATTCCGTAGCGACGTTCATTGCTCCATCTAATGCCTCAACCCCGGTTTTAATTACGGTGTTGAGGGTATCGCGCGCAAAATTATAATCGTCGATGAAATCCTGCGTTTTTGGTTCTGCTGTGTTGGTTCGTCTAACAGCAGGTGGAAGCTGAACCCTTACGACCGTCCTCGTTTCATCTTCGTCAACATCGAGACATTTCCCTATAGAATTCATGTGATAGTAGTGACGATAGTATGGGGATCTGTAACTTTCGCACTCAGAGGGTTAACGACAACTCCAATATTTTCTAATTGGGTTGTCATAGATGGCTCCATATATATCGTAGCATCTGCTTTGTTGATACGTTTTGCGTCAGATACAGGCTGATATATGTTTGCTTTTGCTGTTAGGCTCAAATTCCAAGTGATTATCCTGTTGCTAGATAATCCTTCTTCATAGTTGTCCTCTGTCGTAACTTCATTCAGAATAACTGGGACGTCCTGAGAAAACCCCATGCTAGGAATAAAGTCTATTGACAAATTATACGATGGAGTAAATGTTGGCAGTATCTGCTCAATCAGTTGTAAAGAATCTTCGATTTCCCGGCAATATACCACAATTTCGAATGACAAGTCATATGGTATCGACTGCAGCTGTCGGAGTACGTTTGTGGGTGTACTCAAACTCTGGAACTGTCGAGCGTTTAATGGATGCTTTTGTCTTGTAGGGTCATATTGCAACCCAGTCATATAGAAGGACATTCGAGGCAAAGTTGTCTCTGTTAGCACTCCGCCGGAACTATTCTGTTCGTGTAGTTTGCTCCAGTATGCTTCTCTGGCCGCGTATGCTAGCGGTACTTTGACATTTGATGTTCCGTCAACCAGATGTAGGTTGTTGAACATCGCACCGATGCCAACAACCACTTTTCGTATTGTTGAGAAATAATATGGATTGCCACTTAACATATATTATGCCTGCCCAAAGGGATTGGTCTCATTAAAGTCGAATATCGCATTAGCTTCTGTCTGGATGTCTATATTTGTAGCATTGCTTGACGCAGGAACAGATACCGTGTCTCCAGCAGCATCGACAACCGTGTCATTCAGAGCATCCAAAACAGCAATCCCCGTCGAAAAGGTTTCACCTGAATATTCAAACTTCTCGCAAGTAAGCTTAAAGGACGGCAAGGTTCCCAATGGGTAAAACTGACTTTCATTCTGGACGAATTTTATTTCGAAAACACTCTTTGCCATCGGGTAATAGATCAAGTCTCCTTCTAGGGGAAGGACTTTACCAGTAACAGCGTTAAATCGACGAGCAGCAAACTGAATTGTTGCTTGGTCGTGAATCGATAACCCAAGACCAGACAAAATGTCACCATCACCTTCGAACGCATCCACGTTTTCTAAATATCCTTCTAGAACAAAAGATGTGGAAAATGTTGACCGAGTAGATTCGTGGAACAGTGTGTCGGCATTATCTTGAACTCTAGGGATATATGTGAACTCTATTCCATTGAATTGTATGGATTCTGCGACTAGATCATGAAGAAGATTTTGCTCTGCAGTATTCGACGCTAAATTAGTTTGGATATAAGAATTTATCATCTAATTTAATACCAACCTCCGCTTGGGGGCTCCTGGAAGTCTAAGGCAAACTGTTCGATCAACCTTTCAATCTCGGTTTCGGCCTCGTCAAAAATCGTCTGTCCATTCAATTCCACCCCACCGGGCATTTGAATTCCAGACATTTTCTTTAAATTGCTCCCCCACTGCCGCTTGATTAGAGCGGTAGAATATTGTTTTAACCATCGGTTGTTGTACATTCCACTATTTGTTGGATCGACCGAACGTGAGCCGTGAAGTACGATTGTTCGGTTCAAGTATAAGAACGGAGCAAAAATATCAAAATGTTCCGCACCGACGGCAGTGCCTTCTATTTTCAACACAATATCGGCACCAGATGTGTTTGGGAAATTCACTTCGATGAATTCTTCTTTCCATAGGGCAGAAGGGGTGATTGTTTTAGTCGAATACACGTTTCCTTGGCTGTCAGCAACAGTAATTTGTAATGTTCCTGCGTATGTTCCCTTCCTTACCCCAACAATCGCGGTATAGGTTCCTCGCACGTATCTCGTGGTGGATATTGTTTGTCCTAAAGAAAATGTACCTGCGCCTGTGGCATATACGGAAAATGCTTCTGTTTTTCCATTTGGGTCTGGTTGGTTGGGGGTGACACCGGCATTGACCTTCGTCCAATTCGTCGTCGTCAGGTCCGACGCATCTTTTAAAAAATTACCCGAGCCGATCGAATTAAGTGGCCATTTTGGCCTAACAATATTTGTGGTCGAATTATAGTCAAAGTTGTTGTCTGTAGATAATAGACCAGTAATTAGATTGAGGTGTGACATTTGGATGTAATAATTTGAAATTGAACCAATATTTCCACCGTTGGCCGCCATCATCATGTTAAGGTTCGACATAAAGTGATATTGGTAATTATCTAAATTTTCGGTGCTGCTACCGTTTGCCCCAGGACTCATAACTTCGATGAGAGCATTATAGTCGGAAGGAACACTGAAATATCCATTAAGTGCGTCGGTGTGAGATATAGTTTTGTGAAAATACGCAACTTCGGTACCGTCATAATGTCGTTCGGTAAAAAACTGTACGGCATCATCTATTCGATCATCGGCTTGTGCCCCATCGACTTCGATGTTGATGACCGGAGAGCCTAACTCTCGAAAGCAATAACTTTTTAATTCTGATTTTGTGGTAATAGCCATGTTCTATTTAGCTAAAATATCGAGGTGATCGAGAAGAATGGCTCTTTTTTAGTGTCGATACCGATACCTAGATGGAGATCTTTTATCAAAGGTAGCATTTCGCCGACATTATAACTGACAGCTTCTACGCCGAAATCGGCGCTATGTTTTGTCACTAAGAAAATCGGTGTTGCGAACTGCCACACCGGAATCTGATTGCTGTATCCATAATTCATAAAGTTGAATTTTATGATTCCTGCTGGGGTAATTCCTGTGCCAGTGTTACCTAGAGCAGCCACACCAAGAGACAGTGTCGGATTCCACCAAGCCCATTCATATATAGAGCTCGAAACTTCCGTGAATATCGTATCTTCTAAATTTATTGTAATTGGGAAGGACTTATCTTTCCAACCCTTTAAGTTTTCTGGCTGTGCCGACAGGGCAATTGTGTTATGAACACCGCCACTTTTGTCTATGCTGCGGACAACTTGTGTTTTAAATTTTAGGTTGTATGCTTTCGATACCCATGGGTCTTTCCCTTCTGCTTCTTTTTTGGGAGAGTATATGGC